GTGCCATCAACATCAGTAAAACCTACGGTTTCCCAGCGAATGTCACTGGTTCCATTCAAACGAACCAGCGGTGTTAAGCTTTGCTTAGCCGCTTTTTTGATCAACTTTTTGACATCAACAACAAGTTGTTGCATGAAGCTGTTACGGTCTTCAAAAAACCATACGGTTTTATTGACTCAGGCTGTTTGAACAGAGTTCATAGCACCACGTCCTGCAGTGAAAAGGCAAGCCTTATCGCATTGAGCAATGGAAGCCATAGAACAAGTGTTCCACTTGGTGGTAGTGGCTGGAGCAAGGTATAAAATACCTGTCAGATAGCCAAGGGTTTCACCTTTGGTGGTTTTGGCATCAGTAGACACCGAAAGCAAAGCTTTAGAGCGAGTTGACATTGTGTTTCCTTTCAGGAAGATAAGTCTGACGACTTGTTGAAATGAGGTTGCACTGTAACACGGCGTTTTTGCCATGTCACTAGGTAGTTTCCCTTAGTGCTTTGCACTATCCACAAACACTGCAACAAAGCCACAGAGTGCAACCAATCCAAGGATTGGGTCAATGCCACCTAATGCAATTGCAAAGCAAGTGCCGAAAATCGAAGCGAAGGAAGCGATTTGCATTTTCATTTTGTTTCCTTTGTGTCTTTCATTTAACTAAGAAGAAAAAGTATTTCCTCTTTTCATACTAAAAAGAGGATACTTTTTCTGTTAAATGAAAGACACAGGTTCGCACATCACACACGCAGATCTTAAGACTTTCAAGCTTTTTAAGATGCCAACAGAGTTGTCATATAAAAAGCGATTATGAAAGTCTTAAGTTGATTAAGGCTTTTGGCTTAGCTGTTGAGTTGTGACGTTTAGCATTACTTTTCGAGTTGTTGAGAATCGTTCTCATTTGTGCAAATGAAACAAGTTTCATAGTGTCGGAGGTTGTCGAAAAGTACCGACAATTCCACAGTCTACCTGAAGGTAGATATTACTGACTGCTGAGTCATTAAAGGGATGGGGTAAAGCTGTGGTGTATACCACCGACCTCATTGTAGTACCGTAGTGCTATAAATGAGAATTATTCTCAATAACCTACATCAATTCCTGATTCTCAATCAGTTTTCGAATTGCTCTAAGTCGTTGATTCCTATGGAATTTCCACACACACGGTTTAATCACTTGCGCATTATGTCATCACTTGCGTCATTATCCGCATCATCATGCGCATCCTCGCCCCAGCGCACGTCATGCAGGGGGGTGCGTGAGCCACCCGGGGGTAGGGCGCTATTTGTATACAGCCTCGCCCACAGATCAGGAAAATGAAGCTGTTAACCACTTTTACAAATTGTGGTTTACAAAGCCTCTGTCTCATTTAAAAGCCCTACAACGAGCTACACATACCTTAAGCCACACACCCCTTAACCAATTAAGAAGTCGTCTATAAAGTACCTTATAATCAATCCTAGAAGGTGTGCTATGATGCATGCAGATCGACACAGAGTAAGTAGCTTAGCTACAACCTACAAGTAAAGTTTGTTGCTCAACAACTAAACCTAAAGGTTACAATTGAAAAAAGAATGAAAAAAAGACTTGACAAGCTGTTGACAGATGTGTAACACTCCGTTCTATGGGGGTAGGGGGCTATGAAGATTATATAGTTTTATAGGGTTCTATAGCATTCTATAGAAACCCTATAGCATTCTATAGAATCTGCGTATTACTATTATTTATTCTCATAGATATTTATAGAAGATCTATAGCATTCTAAACATTCTATAAACTATAAAACCCTATGAAAGCATTTTCGACACCGACAGATAGAACACTCATTGGTTGTTGATCAGAAAGAAAATATGAAGAACATAAGTTTGTTGTCTACAAGAGAACAACTGGAAGCTAAAGGATTGGTTGATACGAAACCATATTCTGTTGTCTCTGAAATCTATATAGCCATGAACAGAGGTGTGTTAGACAATGTTCACATCCCTCATTCAGATGTTTATTTTGTTAGAGCAGCATTGGAAAAGCACACTGGTTATTTGTTTCCGTTAGACCGAGTAGAGGCTGCTATGAAGGCTGAAGGTTGGAAAGATAGAAAAGGTACAAATCGCTATGCCAGTTAAACGTGGACAAGAAGAGTTTGATGGATATAACAAACCCAAAGCAACACCTAAGCATCCTACAAAGAGCCATGCTGTTTTGGCTAAAGAGGGTGATGTGGTAAAACTAATTAGGTTTGGTCAACAAGGTGTCAAAGGTGCTGGAGCCAATCCAACAACAGAAGCTGAGAAGGCTCGTAAGAAGAGCTTTGAAGCAAGACACGCAAAGAACATTGCAAAAGGTAAGATGTCTGCTGCATATTGGGCAGACAAAGTTAAATGGTAAACAAAGGAAAACATCATGGCTACATTGACAGACGCACAGAAGATTGAGAAATACAGAGCACAAGCAAACGATAAGAGCATCCCTCAAGATGTTCGTAATCAATACTTAGACAAGGCAAATGCTTTGGAATATAAAGCCTTTGAAGGTGAGAAGAAGATGGCAAAGGGTGGTGCTGTTGCCAAGGCTCCTGCTAAAAAAGCTCCTGCAAAGAAAGCAGCACCAATGCCAAAGGGTAAGCCAGCAGGTGTTGCCATCCTCATTGCACCAGCTAAGAAGCTTGCTAAAGGCGGCATGGCTAAGAAGAAGTGCTAAACCATGAAAGGTTTAATGGCTCCATGTGAAGTGTCTCTAGCACCTGAAATGCCAAGTGCTAAAGAGAACGATGCCACTGTAAAGCGGCTGATGAAAGACTGGGCATTGGGGCCAGAGAAGGCTTCTCCAGACTTTACAAGCAACAAGCCCTATTGGACTAAGGTTGCTGAGATTTGGAATGTTGAAGAAGCTCAGGCACGTAGACAGCTATGTGCCAACTGTGAATACTTTGAAAACACACCAGAGATGTTGGAAGCTATGGAAGCCATTCCATTAAATGCTTTAGACATGGACGGTGGTGGTAGAGGCTTCTGTCACAAGTTTGATTTTATTTGCCACAACCTACGTACATGTCAGGCTTGGGAAATTAAGAAGTTTGAAATGGAAGACGAATGAAAGCCCCTACTAAATTGTCAGACGCAGAAGCTATGCAATATTTGGCGTCAAAGGCTAAAGACAAAAATATGCCTATGGCTGAGCGTAGCAAATATGAACGTGAGATGTCTAGGTATGCCAAAGGTGGCGATGTTGTCGCCAAGGCTCCTGTCACCAAAGCTAAGCTCACCCCTAAGCAGACTAAGAAGGTCGGTAAAGTTATGGGTGAGTTCAAAGACAAGAGCCTACACAGCGGAAAAGGTGGTAAGGTTGTTAAAGACCCTAAGCAAGCTATTGCTATTGCTTTGTCTGTTGCTAGCCGAGCCAAGAAGAAGTAAATGTCTGTAACACATTACCCTCCAATATCCACTATACCGTATGAGCTTCGTGTGTCTCAGGGTGATGTGTCAAATGCTAGAAGCGTTACCATCTTTGGGTACAACCCAGATGTTGATCAAACAGAAGTTACAGTGTGGCCTTTGCCAAGCTTGCTTGCTCATCAGGCATCTGCTTCTGTTGTCAGTGTAAGCTCTACAAGTGCTAACGATACATCAGCTGGTACTGGTGCTCGTACTATTGTTCTTCAGGGTCTTGATGGCAATCATGATGAAATTACAGAAACTGTAACGCTCAATGGCACTACAGCTGTATCTACAACACAAAGCTTTCATTGCCTCAATGCAGCCTATGTAGCCACAGCAGGTTCTACAAATGGCGCTGTTGGTGACATTTACATTGGTACAGGCAGTGTCACTGCTGGTGTTCCTGCTGTTGTTTTAGGCATCATCAAATACGACTTTAACAACTTCATTACAGGTAGCTACACAGTTCCTGCTGGACATACCGGGTATGTTGTTCAGGGGCTGTTCTCTGCTGGTCAAGCTTCTGGTACAACATCTATGCGGGGTAGACTTGTAACTCGTGGCGTAGATAACATTGTGCATACAGCAGCCGTTACAACTCTTAATAATGGTGCAGCCAACTATGTGTTTGAATATCCTGTAGTCATCCCTGAGAAGACAACTGTTGAAGCCAGAGCCGTTGGTAGTGCCAACAACAATTCTGTGTCGTCTATGTTTGTGCTTGTGTTAATAGAGAATCCATAATATGGCAAAACGAAATAGAACGGTAGGCAAAGAACTTACCACAAGCAATAGCACCATCTACACAGTGCCGGATAGATTTACGGCAGAGGTGATGAGCGTCATCATTAGCAACGGTACATCGTCTGCCGTGACGTTCTCTCTAGACTGGTACGATGCTGTCAATGCCACCTATTACACCATTGCTGAAGCTGCACCCATTGCAGCCAATGGCTTTCTACAAATTACAGATGGATTTATGCTGCAAGCTGGTGACAGCTTCAGAGGATTGGCTAGTGCCAACAGTGCTGTCACAGTGACAGTTAGAACAGAAGAAGAATATTCTGTTGTTAAATAAAGAGACATATGGCTAAAGAACTAACAGAACAACACAAGAAGTTTCTTGATGTGCTATTCCACGAAGCTAAGGGCAACATTGCCAAAGCTAAAGTGATGGCTGGCTTTTCAGAGAATTACAAAACTTCTCAGCTAACCAACTATCTGAAAGAAGAAATCATTGAAGCTACACAGCTCTACATCGCTATGAACGCACCCACTGCAGCCATTGCTATGGTTGGTGGTATACTTGATCCCACTGAGCTGGGCATCAAAGAAAAGATGAATGCTGCTAAAGATTTGTTGGACAGAGCTGGTCTGGTTAAGACTGACAAGGTTCAAGTTGAAAGCACAAATGGTGTGATGATTTTGCCAGCGAAGGATCGATCAGAGGACTAAGATATGACCAGAGAATTTGGAGCGTGGATATTGCCACAAGCTCCTAAGACAAAAGAATATGTAGCCATTCCAAAGTTTGGCAGAACAATTCCCTTTGGTTATAAGCAAGATGAAGAGGACGAGGGAATGCTTCTTCCCATCCCTTCAGAGCTAGAAGCACTTGCTAAAGCTAAGAAGCACTTGAAGCAATATTCATTGCGTGAGGTTGCAGCTTGGTTGTCTAAACTAACTGGTAGAAACATATCACATGTTGGTCTGAGTAAACGAATCAAAGATGAGCAATCCTACAAAAGACGAACTTCAACTTATCGCAACCTTACCAAGCGGTACAAAAAAGCCCTTGAAAAAGCGGAAGCCTACGAAAAAAGAGTCGGCTCCGAAACCTGCGATAGTTATTTCGAGTCAGACGAGTACGCCAGAATTAGAGACACCTTCCCTCCCGCCGTCAACTAAGGAGGAAGCTCCGGTTGTTGAGTCTCAAAACATCATCTTTAAACCCAACCCCGGACCTCAAACGTTCTTCTTAGCGGCTGGTGAAAGAGAAGTGTTGTATGGAGGTGCAGCTGGTGGTGGTAAAAGTTATGCTATGTTGGCTGATCCTTTACGTTATATGGGTCATCCACAGTTTTC